GGCATCTTTGTTTAATGCTTTCCTTATGCGGTCTCTCTCTTCTGGTTTCTCGTGAACTATTAACTCTGTTGAACTTTGTAACTCACGCACAGGCACGATGTTAGCACATCGCTCTGCATAGCGTAAGAAGTAATTGTTCCACGGAGTTTTGTTGAGGTGACCAACATTGGTTTCTAAACCCCAATAGGTATGAACATCAGCAAGTTGATGCTGATATCCTGTTCCATCGAAGTCGTACCAATGCGAACGATTACGCTCAACATACTGAATCAACTTAATTCGTCTTTCTATCTCTTCTAGTTTCTTAGTTGTCTTCTCACCTGTGAGATTGAACTGAAGAGCCATTTGATAGAACACGAATGATTGTGCACGAGGATGCCAATGCAATGAACCATCTGCTTTGCGATACTCAATCAACTTGCGGTCGATTGATTCTACGAATTGGAAGTTAAGAGACATTGTAAACTCCTCTCTTCATTCGCACAGGTTTTGCTTTAATCGTATATGCTTCAACATCTACACACGCTAGGTTTTCTATGACTTGTGCAATCTTAGAACCTTCATCGATGGCTTGATAAAACAATCCAATTGCATCGTGTTCACTCTCAGCAACTACATTCAGTTCTTTACGAGTAGTTTCTACAACCTTCCAAACATACTTTTTAGGAGTGCGTTTAGACATTTGAACTACCCTTTCCACTTGAGCAGAGACGAGCATAACCCTCTGGGTTTTCCAATTTGAACTTTTCACAACTTGCTTTCACTCGTGCTATACGATTTTCTTCACGAAGTATTTCAATCTTAGCATCGACTGAATGCATCACACCCCAAGGATTGATTATACCCTTTATGACAGAACGGATATTTCTATCCGTGAGAACCTCTTCTGCAATTTCACTCTTCACCTTCTTAGTGATATTACGAATGCGTGTAGCCATCGGTTTCAATCCCCATAGTCATAGTGTTTCCTGTTTCTTTGCCTTCAACGACAACCATAATGCAATCTTCGGCAGGTAATTTGTGAATGGTGCTCCAATGAACTTTCCAATTGTCTAACAATTTACCTAGACTCGCTAACTGCTGATGAGTAACTGATACTCCGTTAATTTCGTAGGATACTTCCATAAGTATAAAAGGTGGCACACACCACATTGCTATGATGTGTGCCAATCCGATTAGTTATTGCCTCCTACTGCAATGGTTTCTGGAACACGAATGAGATGCTCGAATCGTGATGTATCGCTTAACGCTTCAGCGAACGCATTCAGCACCTGTGTTGACATACGATTGCCAGCCTCGTAGTGACGCTCACTTAATTGGTGAGTAGTAACTTGAGTGACTGCATTGTATACATTCCACAGATTGCGTGTGCGGTCTTCAGCGTAAGTCGGTTGCTCCCAAACTTGTGATGCAAGTTTTGCAACCTTCTTGGTGATGACACCAGCGTTGGTTAGATTCTCAATGATGTAATAGCCGTGCAATGGTGCAATCTCAGCCGTAGCCAATTTATTCCACATTACATTGTTATGCTTCCATTGCTCTAACGCTTGGCGAACAACACCTGCAACATAAGTCGTATTCACTCTCGATGTGTGTCGAGCATTCATACGAACATCTGCGGTGAAGCCTGTCATACCATTGAGACAGATTAATCGCAACGCACCGCAAGTAATCGATGATGATGACTTACCATCAAACGAATTATTTGCGATGATACGCAATGCGATGATATCGCCTTTCTTGGTTACATCTGAGCGACACTCATTGAATGTGTATTCAATGTGAGTTCGTGCTCCGTAATTAACTACAATGGGTTTAACCTTTGTAGGTGTAATGCCATTCACCTTGAAGCCGTGAAGAATCTCTTCTTCAAGGTCTGCATTTTGAATGACACCATAATCACCAGAGACAGAACCAATCACAATGCCTGTGTCATTGCGTTTGATTGCCCAGCGGTTGGCAGGTGTGCCATCGTGCAAGTAAGTTGGTAACTTACTTACTGAGAAACGATGAGCACCATCATTGGAATCCGTGAGGAGTCCGTTAGCGTGAGACACTTTCAACTCACGCTCGTATTGCGAACTAATTAAGGACTGGTTCGCATCAGTCACGATGTCGTTAGACATATATGTTATTTATTTGGTTGTTTGTATTGGCTACTCGCTGAAACCGAATGGGGCCCCAGTTTTTCGCCAAAGTTTTTTTGTGGACTAATATCGGTAACCCCAATCTTCGATACCACTAATGTCATCGATGAATTCGATAATCTCTTCTTGCGTCTTCAAGTGCTCGTTGATGACAGGCACAATTCGTTTCGCAATCTTTGGATTAATCTTCTTCCACGCTTTGACGATACCTTGGATGTCACGATAGACAGAGTACATTCCTTCTAGTTCGTAGAAAGGAAACATACTATTATTCATATCGTCTGGGATACCGATTTCTTTACGAAGAAACTTTAAACGCTCTGCAGATAAGTGACAGGGCATAATGATTAAGAGTTATCGCTGATTGCATTTAACAATGCATCAACTTCTTCGGGTGAGTTGCAGTTATCGTTGATAACGGACATAATCCGTTTTGATACGGCGAGGTCTACACTTTTCCACGCACGAGTTGCTGAAGCAATATCACCGAAGATATTACCTGTGCCAGCAAGATTGATGTATGGATAATCGTGTTCCTTAATCGTATCTGGGATTTGCAACATTGCTACTAACTCTTTAACACGAACCTCAGTAATTTTTTTGCTGGGCATATTATTTAATCTCCGTGTTAGTAGTGGTGATTGCTTTGGTCTGCTCGTATGCCGATTGCAGAAACTCAGCGAGAATAGACTTCACGCAGAAGCGTGTGTGTTCTTCAAACCAAGTATCCCAACCTTCACCGAACTTCGCTTCCATACGCTCAACAACTTTCGACTCGATGTTATTCTTAATGATGTCGTTGATAGCGTCATCGTTCTGCTTAACTTCTTCAGTCTCTGCAGACTTGAGTTGCTTAACGATTTCTTCTTTCACCATATCACCAAACCAATCGAGCGTTACTTCTTCTTCGAGATGCTTACGAGCGACTTGTGATAAGTCAGCATCTTGAATATCTTCTTCGACATACTCCAAGACTTTGTCACGCAAATCAGATTCAGTTACGAAGTCTGTATTGCCTAACTCCATCTGCACGATGTCGGAGAAGTCATAACCTTCGATGTATGTGCACATTGCATCATCGAGATTACTATCTGCCCAATCTTGGATGTACGACTCGATGTTATCAGTTACCCAATTCTGGATTTCTGTATCGAGGTTTTCTCCATCCATTGCTTTTGCAGACTTCATCTGTTTAACTTCTTCTACGAGTTCTTTTATCAAGACTTCGTATAAGTCGTTTTTATTTTTGAGTTCTGCGTTTACTGATTTAAGCGAAACGAGTTCCGCTTTGATGTTTGCTAACGAGAGCAAACCGATGAACCAACTTATGATGTTACTCATATTATGTTATTATGTTTTTTTTGGTATCACACCAGCGTCGTGCTGATGTAAAGTGAATGTTGGTAGGGTGTTGCTCTGCGGACGAGAGTAGGTTTGGAGATAACACCGCTACCAACATAAAGTAAACTGACGCACCAGCGAGTGATGCGTCAGCGTTATTTATTTTCAGTCTATGTATCAACTGATGGATTAACGAATCCATTGGGTGTTGGCTTTAATCTTTTCGCCTTACCTTTAGCACGAAGACCAATCACTACACCTTCATAGTCGTGCACTATGAGTTGCTTGCCTTCTATATCAACACACTTGCGATAACGCTGATTCATAAATCGCAAGTCGTGCTCATCACCATCAATCACTTCGTATCCATTCCAAGTTTTCGGAAGTGGATGTCCTACTTTAGTGGCGAACACTACTGCAACATTGATTCCTGTTGATAAACAATACAGGCTATTATTTAAATCCTCTTCTGAATGAGAGAATGTTAAATGATAATTATGCGGAAGAGTTCGTGACACACTTAAACCTTCTTGTGATTGTTTGATTCTGATTATATCTTTTGTGTAATCGTAAAACTGCACATCAAGATTGTTCCACATTATATTTTCCATATAATGATTCCAGATATCACTCGTACCATTTAATCTAACAGCAGGTTCATATTGCCGATTTGATTCTGCATCGGAATATTTATGCTCTCTAGATTTTGCACACCACATACGGAGTGAATCGATTTCACTTTGGATTTGATTCCAAAATAAATCTGGATGTTCAACCATCAGTTTAGTTTTACGAACTCTGGCTTCGTTAATCTTTTTAAACATCAACGACATACCAGACCAGTACAAGCATAACGCTCTACATTGTTTAGTAGAATGTTTGCAGGTGTTGATAACGCCCGATTGTTTATCTGGTGCGAGATAAAGAATTGCGGTGCGATATCCGAAAGACTCACCTTTAATAGTCTTTGTGTTATTAAAGGTGAGTAGCGGTTGCTTACTTACTTTCTGTTTCTTCGGATTGCTTTTCATCAGAGTGAAGTTCTTCAATTGTTTTCAATTGAGAAACATTGTAAGCGTGTAAGCCACGATTGAATGCTTCGATTAACTCTGTTGTCTTATGTGCAGTATACTTTGCAACATCAGCATCGCTCGGCTTATCATTACGATAAGGAACGAATAGTTTGCTCTTCGCATATGCAGGAATAATTTTCTGCATTAGGATAATTGCAAACGCTTCCATTACATCTTCATCTCGCATATACGATTGCCAAGATGATGTTCCTGCGGTGGTTGTTTTATAAACGCACTTGTGAGTGTGCATTTCCTTTTTACGAGAGCATTCAAGAATCACTTCCATTATTTCTTCTGGAGACGAGAATGTCTCAAGTTGAAGGAATGGAGTAGTCGATGAATACTCTGTTGATGACACAACGGCGAACGCTGTGATGTGACTTGCTTGTTCTAACATATCTTTGATGTTACTCATTGATTTGGTTTGGTTTGGTTTGGTTTTGGTTTGGTTAGGCTGAATTGCCTACATATATTATACCATATGTTCCAGATAGGGTACAGGAATCCAAAGCACACAACAAAGATTGTTGGCACACACGATTACAAAAAAGCCTTAATAAAGCCCTACCTTAGGTGACTTTTTTTGTAAAATTATTTTTCGTCAATTTTTGGAATGTCAATTACCTCACCAGAAATTAATCGGTTAATATCTTCGTGCTTAATTTTAAGACGATGTTCTGTAACTACTACAGGTTGGTCGTTCAGCGTTTGCACCTTATCAATTAAAACTGCCAATGCGATTGGCATCTGGGAAATCGGAAGTTTATCAATTTCTGCATCAAGACGCATAGCACCCTTCATAATGATAGACTTAAATAGGTCTGAAGTTTTTGCTTTGTATGTTTTAAGGTCTACTGTTCCACCGCCAATTTCATTACGGACGGCTACAACTGTGTGGCTTGATACTTCTACCTTTTCTTCGATTTCTTTTTGAGTATGACCTTGTTCGGTCATCCAAATAATTTCGTCTTTCTTTTTTGTATCAAGTTTTTCTAGTGTTGTTGATTTTTTATCATTCTTGACACGCTCATATTTAGATTCAGATTCCATTTTTCTTACATAATATGAAAAACGACAAAAATCAAGACTTCAGCATTGATATGGAGCCACCAAGTTCGACCCACCAAGCCAATTTAAGGGTCTTAAAGACCAAAACAGGTCAGATGTTTGTTGGAAAGATGAAAAATAACAAGGTTAGTGCTTGGCAAAAGGAGTTTGGGCTGAAAATAGCAAAATATAAGCCTTTTGAGCCTATTTCTGAGGCTTGTATTATAAATATTAGGCTAAATTATAGTCCCCCAAAGTATCTTTTACCAAAATTTAACAAATGTAAAACAATTGTAAAAGACACTAGACCAGATTGCGACAATGTGGTCAAGGTTATCCTAGATGAGTTAACAAACCAAAAATTTTGGGTTGACGATAGCCTCATATGGCAACTTAATGTCGAGAAGTGTTGGGAAATTCATCCCAGCATTAAAATAAAAATAACACAAAATGACAACGACTGCCTGTAAAATGACGGAGAGCGAATATCGCTCTCATCCTGCTTTGAATGCTTCACGCTTCAAGGCATTTGTACGCTCACCATATCACTTCTTAAAACAAGTTGATGTAGAGCAAACCGAAGCAATGAGAATTGGAACTGCAATTCATATGGCTCTGCTTGAGCCAGAATTGTATCTGAAGTCAGTTGCTTATATGCCAGAATGTGACCGCAGAACAAAGGAGGGAAAGCAAATCGCTAAAGATTTTGAAGATGCTAACTCTGATAAGTTAATACTGAAGGCTGATAGTAGCGAAATTGTTTCTCGTGCAGTTATATCTGTAACAGGTCACGAAGAGTGGCACTACCTGTTAGCAAGCAAAGTAAATCGTGAGATGATTATACTCACAGATTTGTTTGGAACAGAGTGCAAAGGTAAGATTGATATCATTGATTTGAAGAACAATATGATTTGGGATGTCAAAACCTGCCAAGACGCAAGTGTTGATAAGTTCCGCTATGAAGTACAAGACCGATTATATTGGGTGCAACAGGCATTTTATAAGATGCTGGTTGAAAAACATTATAAGCAAAAGTTTGGATGCGGATTTATTGCAGTAGAAACTACAGAGCCAAGTGCTTGTGGATTTTACAAGGTATCCGAAGAAGAACTCAAGGTCTGGTCTGACATTGTTGAGAACAAGTTGCTTCAGTATCAAACTTGTACTAAACTCAATAAGTTTCCATCGTATCAGTCTGGTAATTTACCAGCATTACACCTAAGCAGTTACAAACGATGAGCGAAGCCAAGTTTACAGGTGTTTGGATACCTTCCGAGGTACTCCAATTGGAGACTCTGTCCATAACTGAGAAGGTGGTCTATGGTATCGTATCAGCCCTCGACAACGAAGAGGGTTGCTACGCATCTAATGGCTACCTTGCTCGTACCTTGCAGTTGTCCGACAGACAGGTCAAGAATGTCCTCAAAACCCTTATCGACTACAATCTGATAAGACGCATCGAGGTGGATGGCAAACGCATCCTACGGACGATTGAGAAGCAAGCCTTGGTGGGTGTAATAGATTACCAAGGTAAGGGAAAAGAACTTCCTAGGGGTAGGAAATCTACTTCACGGAGGGGGGGAAATAAACTTCCTACAGATATAACAGTTAATAAAACAGAAGATAATAATATAATACTGCCTTATGGTGATGCATTCAAGGAGGCTTGGGACAAGTGGATGGCATACAGGAAGCAAATCAAGAAGCCAATGGGCTTGTTCACACAGGAGGAGCAGTTGAAGATGCTGGCTGGATGGGGCAATGAAGGAAAATGTATTGCATCAATACAGAAAAGCATTGCCTTCGGCTGGCAGGGTCTTTTTGATATTAAAGACAACAAAACTAAATTAACCAATACCGACCACACCAATGGCTTCTAAATGTATACATTGTAAGCAAACCGCAGTACCTGTTTGGGATAATCGTAGTGAGAAGTTTAAACCACTTCTCTCTGTGTGCCTAGACTGTTTTAAAACTAAAGAGCATCACGAATATCCATACAAATATCTTGAGGTGTTTGAGAATCACGGATGGAGATTCCAGATGACACATCCAACAACACCAATTATTTTTCTGGAGACAGTTGTGTCACGACTTGCACCACAAATGCAGACTGCGTGGAATAACTACGAGCCACACAAGTCTATGTTGCTTCACGGAGTAACAGGCACAGGCAAGACACGCACGGCTTGGATGATGTTCAACAAAGCGTGGCATCACTATTATCCACGCAACTCTGAATTTATTTCTATGCGTAGACTTGAACAGAAGATTGAAAATGGATTTGCAAATAATAATCACGGCAATGTTTTAGATGCTATGATAAATTGTGCCGTGCTTGGTCTTGATGACTTGGGCAAGGAACGCTTGACACCAAGAATGGAAACTGATTTGTTTGCAATCATTGATGAACGAACTTCCAATAAGCGTCCTACAATTATCACAACAAATTATAATGGAAATAAACTTGAAGAGCGTTTCAATAACACAGAGACTGGTTCTGCGATTGTTCGCAGACTAAAAGATTACTTTGAAATACACGGAGCCACTAAAGAATAATTTCCCTATGGATACACACAAAGAACCCTGTTGCACCGAGGTCATTGGTGCTAAAAAATACATCGTCTTAACAGATGGAAGAATGGCTCGCCTTCTGAAACCTGTTAAGGTAAAAAACTACTTGTACTATTCGTTCCGCAACGATGAAGGCAAGACAGTTAGAATAAACCTCGATAACCTACCAAGCATTAAATAATATGGAAGACGCTACATCTCCACAAAACTTGAGTGAGTTATATTCTGCTATCGTAAAGATGCAGAGCGAAACCAAGGACATTTTGGCTGACGCTAAAAATCCTTTTCATAAAAATAATTATGCCACATTGTCGGCTCATTTGAGTGCCCTTAAACCAATCTTTGCTAAAAACGGATTGGCGGTAATTCAAATGCCTTGCTCCGCTGGTGAAACTATCTGGGGTAATGACAGAGTTGGCGGTATTGGTATCAAAACCATTATTGCTCACACTAACGGCACAAGCATTGAATCTATCATCTCAATCCCTGTTGACACCAAGACTACAGGACAACAGGCAGGTGCATTACTGACCTACTTAAGACGCTATGCACTCGCCAGCGTAGCAGGGGTGGCTACAGACGATGATGACTGCGAAATTGACCGCATCACTCGTGCTCCTGCATCCGCACCAGCATACACTCACGCACCAGCATACACTCCTAAAGCATCTGCCCCAAAGTCCACCGCACCAGCACCAGCATCGGCTGGTGAGCCTAACTTCGAGTTAGCCGTGCCGTTTGGTAAGAACAAGGGAACTGCATTGAAGGACTTGCCAGATTCTGACCTTGAGTATTGGGCTAACAAGTGGGAACCAAAGCCGTGGGAAAAGACAGGCAAAGTAGGTGCTAAAGACCTTCTGCTCAAGAAGTCTGCACAAGCCCTATATGCCTTGAAGTCCAACGCTACACCAGAAGAAGAACCACAAGACGAAGTACCCTTCTAATACATTGACCCTGTAGTTCAACGGATAGAACATCTGCCTTCTAAGCAGAGAATCTAGGTTCGATTCCTAGCAGGGTCATTTTCTCAATGAAATACACACTACTATTTTTAATATCAGCACAAGCGTATTGCTACGACATCAGCAACGACTTTTTGTATAAATTAGCAACCATCGAATCCGACAACAGACCTACTGCCGTAGGAGATTCTTCCCACGCTCTTGGACTCTACCAACTGCATAAGTCCGCTTGGGACGATGCTTGTAAGCGTAACGGAGTTAAGTGGGAGTTCAATCGCCAGAATGCATTCAATGTTGAACGCTCTACCATTGTAGCAAAATGGCATCTAGAATGGCTTGCAGAGCGTCTTGAAGCCAACGGCTATGAAGTCACCCCAATGCGTCTTTATATGTGCTACAATCTAGGAATGAGAGGAGCACTCAAACTCAACCTTCAACCAACCAATATACCATCATTAAAAAGAGCCAAAAAAATACTAAACACAAATGAACACGAAATACAAAGTAGACCCGAATCAGAACTCGATGAGGGCTGTTGCCTATCAACTGGGCTTCACAATAGAAGAGTTAGCGGAGATGTTATCTCTGTATGAAGAGTACAAGAAAACGGAAAAGTGTCCTACCTGTGGACAGTCGGTTGTCATTTCTGATTGGGTCTGCAAAAAGAAACGAGAAATCGAAATGGATATGCTTAACATTATCGGAAGCGGAATCGCTCCTATCAATAGTACGCAATCAACTTAACAAAGCACCAGAATCTGTACGAGAATGATTTATGAGTTCCGCAATCCAATGCCTGTTAACACTCCTCTTGGTGGTGGTATGGTTGTCTATGTTCGTTGCGGTGGTACTTTTTGTAACGACACTTTCGCAATCGTACTTAACTCCAGCGGTGAACTTCGTCATTTCGATAGCACTCAATTTACTTTCCTAGAAAACCCAACACACGAAATAAAAAATGACAAAACCAAAGCGTTATAAATTTGTTGCCGTTGGTGACAACCACGGAGATATGGTAGATGTTAAATCTGCCGAAGAACTTTTTAAATTCTGTAAGTCGTTTAAACCAGACCACCGCATTCATCTAGGCGATTGCTATGATATGAGAAGCCTACGGCAAGGTGCATCTGGCAAGGAAGCACAAGAGTCCCTTACCGAAGACAAGGAACAGGGACATTGGTTTATCCGCAATTATCGACCTACAGTTTTTCTTTATGGAAACCACGAAGACCGAATCCCCCACATCATACATACAACGACTAATGGCATCTTTAAGGACTTTTGCGAAGACCTTGATGCGGAAATTAGGAGTGTGCTCCGACAAAGCGGATGCAAAAAAATACTGCCGTATCACGCAGACGAAGGAGTATACCAACTCGGACCAATCTCATTTGTACACGGCTACTCGTGTGGAGTACGAGCAGTTGAAGAACACGCTATACATTACGCACCCCCAAAAGGTGCGACAGTTATGGGACACATACATTCAATCCAGCAAACCAACGCAAGAAAATTTAGGGGGGCAGTTGGTTTCAGCGGAGGATGTTTGTGCAGGAAAAAAGATATGTCGTACGCAAAAAATAGGCTCGCTACCAGCAAGTGGGGTACAGGCTGGCTCTACGGATTTGTCGAAGGCAAAAACTGGAAAATCTGGCAAGCCCACCAAGTCGGGAAAAAGTTCATCTACTCGCACATCGACCTATGAGAAAAATAAGAAAGTTATCAAACGCAGAACTAAAAGATAATCAGTCAGAGTATCCCAAAGCCGTGTTCCTTGAACCTCGTGAATGGCTGGACAATGCCATTCAAGGCAAGGACTCGGCTACAGGTGGGCTCATCTATAACTTTGATATCATTGTAGATATCTTTGTTCAGAAAGATAATTTAAATTGGGTAGACGCAGTAGATATGGTTGAGTTCAATTTAGAAAAAACCATTCCGTATATGAAAGAACCTCAACCTGTAATCATCAAAGATACAGATGTTGAAGAAGATACTGATTGGGACTAAAGGCTACTACACCTTAAGTGCGTAAAGTGTAGTAGTGTTTTAGCCATTGCTTATGGTAAACCCAATAGGTTAACACATAGAAACCATCGCACAATCACCATAAGTTATCTCTTAATAATAGAGATATTTACTTGGTGTCAATGTCTTTTTTTTCTTCTTCTTCTACCTCGTGCATAGCCTTCCAACGAAGATACCAGATTCCTATGGACGCTATACCAAGAAGCGTCAGAGCAGATATCCAAGCAAAGTACGCAGAGGTAATGATGTAAGGAACTGTACCGCTTGCTACACCGCACACAATTAGGATTAGACCGCTTTTCTTATCCCAGAAGGCAGATGTTAAGGCTCCTAAAACAAATAGCCCTACACCAGCCGAAGTGTACAACAAAGTGTTATTGGTTGGAACAGAAGTGCTAACAATAGTTGCAGATTCCAATACATTGCTTTTTACAGTTTCAATGTATTTATCTGACTGACAACTAGTAGTTAAGGTAACTACCAAAGAAAGGATTAAAAGGTGCAACAGGTTGAGTTTGTTGAGGTGTCGTTGTAGCATTTTGAAAATTTTGATATCCCATAGTTCCACCAGCAGGATGACTAGCATTATATGCGTTCATACTATTTTGGTCAGTTTGGATTCTGTTTTGTTCCATTTGTTGATTCATTTCTTTAATTCTTTTGAAAACCCCATTAAAACCGCCTCCTCCTCCATTAAAACTTAATGGCTGGGGTGCTCCGTAGTTGATTGGTCCTTGTGGTTGTTGATATATTCTTGATGAGCCCATAATTATTTAGTTTTTTGTTTAAATTTATTTTTAATGTATTCCCAAACTTCTGGTGCGATAGAGCCAGAGATACTGTATATAACGCTTTTGTAGAGTGGGTCTATATTGGTACCATATAATGCAAAATATGCAAGTACACCAACGATTCCTCCAGCAATTATTTTACGAATCCATACAAAAAAACTGTATTTCTCATTTGTTACAATAAGTCTAGCCAGCATTCCTAGGGCTCCTAGTGCCCCAATAACCCATCCACCTTTCTTAAAGTCTTGGATTGCTCCTATGATGTCTGGCTCGTTTGGGTTCATATCATTTAAGAAAATTAGGAATGTATGCATCAATAAATGCTTTTGGGTATTCCATATTACCAGTAGCAAGACCATATACAGTAGCACCTAATGGATTACGCATAGCATATTCTGGATTTTTAATTGTTTGTTGAAATGTACCATCTGATAAATCAAACAACGCTCTTAATGCTAATGGGTCGGAATGACCATATTCTTTATCCCAAGTAGAATTACCATATCCTCCAGTTACTGCTTTAATTTGGTCTGCTATTTGAATTGGTGTTGTTATTGCACTTAAAGCAAGACCTGCTCCTCCTAAACCAGCAGGTGTATTAGGAATATTAATTCTATTTAATGCATTTCCAATAATTCTTGCTTCAACTCCTATATTAGAAGCGTGTGTAGATAATGGTCTTTCTAATAAAGGTGTTGCTCTATCGTAAACAATTTTTGTGTTTGTTGGTATAGAACTAAATATTTTACCTTCAGTAAAAGAATTTGGATTTGTATAAATTCTTTTAACTTCACCTGTATCAAATTGTGTAATTTTTAAACCACTTCTGTTTGCTGGATTAATTACATCTAACAAATTTGGGTCTGGTTTAGGAACTAAAATTTTATGACCACCTTTTCCAACCACTCTTTTTCCTCCTACCCATCCTCCACCATCTTGAGTAAATTCTTCTGGGTAGGAATACAATGGGTTATTTGGAAGATTTTTTGAAAACTTCTTGGATGTTTCAATTAAATAATTTCTTGGAATATTAGTATCTTTACCAAAATGAGCCATTTCTCTAACAATAGCATCGTGGTTTCTTTGTTCTAAATAACTAGCAAGAGGATATTCACTAGCAAAATATGCTCCTCTAGAACTTTGCATACCAACATTTCTTTCATTGGGAGAACCTCTTATTTGTCCAGTATCTAGAAAATCTTGAATTGGCAAATATGCATCTACTGCATTTTGTCCACCAACAATTCTAAACCTTTTATCATTTATAAGATTTGGGTTTTCTACACCATAATATTCCCAAGGTAATGGATGTTGTCCTTTTTCCATATTAGTATCCTATTCTAGGGAAATATTTCATTCCTTCCTGCATTCTTTGATATGCTTCAGTTCCTTCTGGTGTTGTTGCGAAATCATATAAACCAAATGTTCCTGCATTAATTGCGTTCTCAAGTCCTGCTTGAACACCAAGTCCAACATTAGCCCAATCCTCTTGTTCTTTTCCAAGTCTTTGGTTTTCTGGTTTGCTATAAAAATCAAATGCAAGTTTATCTCTTCTGCTAATTGCTTCAGATGGTGCCATTGCAATTGAAGCAACTGCACCTAATCTTCCTAATGTATTGAGAGTTTGACCTGCTACAAATTCTGGATGAGCCTTAGCAAACTTAGCAAAATCAAGTGCCATTTCTGGGCTTTTTGAAATATTTAACATTCCTGCTTCATAGGGTGTTAATGTAGTAAGTTCAGTAGCCAAATTACCTCCAAGCATTCCAGTATTAATAAATCCTCTTCTAGAACCATATCTACTTTTTGGATTATTAGTAAGTCTTGCAATATCATCAACAGTAAGTTCAGTAATTCCACTTTCTGGACCAGACCATCCTGCTCTTGTTACTGTTGGCATTATTAAATGTTTAAAATCATCTAAATTTATTGTTCCTGTTGGAACAGGTTTACCACCATTAAATATAGGTTTATTATTTCCTTCATTTATTACTTTAAATCCTTGTGGTGTATATTGCCATATAGCAAAAGGTCTGGAATTTAAATCAACACTAGCAGGTAAACCATCAGCAGTATAAGGAATTTTTTCTGAATTCATTGCTCCCCTATTCTTAAAAGAAGTATAAGGTGTCATATTTCCTATTGTATTTTGTGTCATATCTGGATATTTTAACCAGTTTGCATATCCATCTCCACTTCCTCCACTCCATTGTGCATAAGCCATTGGACCAAGAATAGAATCTATTTCACCTTGTGGAGATAAATTACGACTTAATCTTTTCATAGTAGTAGTATCTCCTGCTAAATATTTTTTTAGAAAACTTGGAATTCTATCATATTCATTATCTCTCGCATTTATAACTTGTTCTTCTCTTATTAATCTTTCTTCTTGTTCTTCAAGTGGTGATTTTTTTAACCATTTATCTATACCTCTAGGTAACCAATATTTGTCATCTCCTACTGTTCCAATTATATAAGGTTTAGAAACATCACTTGCCGTTCCTCTTCCAAGCAATTGAGCACTTCCATATTGAAATAACGGACTACCTTGACTTGTAAATATTTTAGTCATCACATCATCATCATTCCACCAAATACTTTTTTCAAGAGGTGGTGTAGCCATTATTCCACCAAGAGAATCTATATCTTTAATTGCATCCTTTCCAACCAATCTATATTTTACCAATGGGTCTATTTCTAAAGGTCTTTTAGATATATTATCCATATAATTTAGCAGAACTTCTTTGTCTTTTTTCTTCCAACGATACCCACTCCAGTCTTTTAAGACTTCTGGTCTACTATTATTCATACCACTCCAATATAATCCAGAATATAATTGTCTAAATTTTTCAATATCTGGAGTAAGCCCCTGCCTTAAAGCCATTGCGTCATATAATTTATCTCCTTCTGGATATAATGATTCGTCCATTATTTCTTTCCTTTCATTGCATCGTTAAATGCTTCTGAAACTGCATCTGTTTCGTCATCATATTGTGACAAGTATGCTCTAGCCCTATTAAACAATCTGAACACATCCTTCTTTTGGCTTTCTTTAACTCTTAAAATAATATAACCAAGTTCATTTGTTATTACTGACCACTCTTCAAGAACATTTTCCTTATTAGGTGCAATGGTAGAATCTACAGTCCATTTACTAGATGCACTAAGAATATCATCTTCTTTTGTTACTTTAGGATTATCTGGTGTTTCAAAATCAACCAATCCATCTTTAAATCTTAATTGGAAGTTACTGCCTTGCTCTCCAACTGCTCGTGCTTCTGGTCTGTATACATCTTGAGAAGGAACAGTTGCTGGCTCTACAGGTTTTGGCTCTGTATATGTATATCTTGTATGACCATCTGGACTTGTGCCCTTAACCCATTTATTACTAATAAGTGCTTCTTCTGAAGGTGTAATGTGGATAATTTTCTTTTCAACTTTTCCGTTTCCTTTGTTTAATTGAATATATACAGGTTCTCTTAATTCACGAAGTCCGCGAATTTCATCTGTTACTGTGCTTCTAAACTTTGGGTCTCTGTTAACTTTTGTTTCATAAGCATTAATAACTGCTCTTGTAAAATGAGGAATTGAATCAAATCCATCTAATAACATTCCTCTTTGTTTAGCCTGTAAAGCATTTTGTTGTGTCATAGGAATTTCAACATTACCAGCCTTTAATGGCATATCTTTTCTATGACCACCACTTAGAAGTTCACTTGTTCTTCTTAATGCAAGCATATCATTTTCAAACAATCTAATTGCTACTTGTGCTTGTGAAATGTCAGTAACCCTAGCAAACATATGTGGGTCAAGTCTAAGAACCATAACACCACTTTTGTTTTTAACTGCTTCTCCACCAAAATACACATCAAAAGTTTCTTTAACTTCTCCTTTTTTATTAGTAGTTGTATTTCTTCTAATAGCATATTTTCCGTTTTCAGTTTCTCTGTATTGTGGTTTATCTTTGTTTGCCCAATCTACAACAATTTGACCTTTTTTATTTCTTGTAGCACCAGCAATTTGAAGTCCATCACCTGTTAAAGAAAGCAAATGGTCTACTGCAAATGGTCTCTTATTTAAGAGAGTTGTTATTTGACCAGTAAACAAATCAAGAGAAGCCTCAACAGGTTTGATAACTGTATCAAGTAATCTTAAAGTAAATGCGTGTTCTTGTCGTGCAATGTCTGCATTAATATTCCAATCATATCGTTTAGCCTCGTCCTTACCGCCCCAAGAAATTACACCTTTTGCTTTATTTCTTTTCCACACTTCAGAAGCCATTCTTTGACTATTGGCACTATTCTCTGCTAACCATCTTGTTACAGTAGGTGCTTGGATGCTAAGTCTAGAAGACATAGGCATTTGTTCATATCTGCGTTTAATTGGATGTACCTTATCGTCTCCAAAGAAAGATGTTTGTGAAACATTCTCAAGTTCTTCTTTCCAAATAGACTCAAACTGAGCGTGATTAATTAATGTATCAATAGGCAATGAACCATATGGTCCTCTTGTCTTAAATTGGTCTTCTTTATTTCTAGTTAATATTCTAAGAACATCTGCTGGAAGATTATTAGTTGGTGGTGTTACTCCAAGTACTAAGTCTTCAAACTGTTTTTGAGTTAAACCATTTTTGATTTTAAACTTTTGTAATATGTTCTTTTCAGATGGGCTAAATTCTTGGTCTAATGCGGTATCTCTATATCCAATTGCTTTACCTGCTTCACCAGCATCAATTCTACCACCTTTAATTAAATACATAGCATTTTCTATAACTTCTTTAGTTTTAAGTAATGGCTCTACATTTTCAATACCAACTTCTTCAACCCATTTATCAAAAGCCTTTTGGTCCATACCTTTAAGTCTTCTTAAAGCATCCATCTTCATTGCATTATTGTTACTAATTATGTCTAATGCATCTAATACAAATGAACGAATAAGTCTGCGTTCTTCTGCTCTTCCTCTTTCAGTTTTAGTATCAAATAAATCAAGTATACCATTTCCTCTTTGTTCAACCTTTTCAAGAACCTCTTTAGGAATTGATTCAATTTGTTTTCTTAATGTATCGCTTTTTTGTACTTCATCTGGGAAAAATGTTTGAATTAAATGAGCATCTTCTGCGGTCATTCTAGCACTTGGATGTTGTTTATACCAATTTTGTTTAACATCAGCCCTGTACATATAGTCTGCAACAACTATTGGTCTACGGACTTTTCTTTCATCATCTAAAACCCTTCTTAATTGAGCAGAAAGTTTACTACCCTCTGTTGTAGTATTTCTAGCCTCTTCTGGACCTTCTTGACCCCACAACGACTTGCTTAACGGCTTATCAGTAGATAAGGATAAGTCCCATTGTCTAACCGCACCAAAGAAGTCATTAGAAATAGTAGGGTATGTGGTAATTAAAGCCTGTGTTCTTGGATTTGAGGGTGATACTACCATACTCGAATCAATGCCCTCTGGACCCTCTTTAGTTAGTCTTCTTCCTCGTTCTGCATATTGTTGTACAAGAACCTTTATTCCTTTCTTAAGGTCTTGTTGTGCTCTGCGAATTTCTTCTCTTCTAATTTGAAAACCAACATCTTCTTGGTCTCTGTTAAATATTGAACGAGCCATTTCTCTCCACTTTTCTGAAGCATTTGGATTTTCAATGGCTTTTTGTAAAATTTTAGTTTTGCGTTCTTGGAACAACTCTCTTTTGCCTCTTAATTCTGCAATTTTCTCGTGAATGGTTGTCAAATCAACTCCTTGTGCTCCATTGTTTGCCATAATCTTTAACTGCAACGCTAATTCACCAATCTTTTGGGTTGTATCATCTAATACTGTTTGAGTCTTTCTTAACTCTACTGAATCTGCACCAAACGAACTTGTTAAATAAGCATCTGTTACTATCTCTTTTGCTTCAGCAAGAGTCATAGTATTTTTTGTTAACTTTTCATCAATTTTTCTAATTAAATCTCTATTTGCTGGGTCTTTAATAAATACAACTTCTTCGGCAGTAAAATCTCCTGTATTCATTCTGCGTTTAATTTCATCTGGAATAGAGTTCTCAGTATTAGGTGATGCACGACCCATACCTAGAATTTCTTGATAGGTAATTTTTTCTCTTGAACGACCATTGTTCCATTGACTTTCAATGTCTGAAATTCCCATTCTAAAATCTGCTTCTGCATCTTCAACTGCGGTATTTCTTTTTTCTACTTCACCAAGAGTTCCAGCGTCATCATAAAGATATTCTGGTTTATTTCTTTTTTCAGTTTCATATGATTTAACTTTATCATATTTGTATTGAGTAGTAGCAAAAGCATCGTCTTTACCTTTTACTTTAATGAATAGTTTATCTAAATCTAGTTGTCTTGTATCAAATATATGACCTTTTGCGTAAATGTATCTCTTAGTTAAGAAATAAATTTCTTCTTTTAATTTAATAATATCTTCATTGCTTTCATTTAATGCTTCTCTAATTACATCTCCATCGCTTTTAGCCTTTAAATAAATTGCTTCGTTTTCTGTCATTAAACCTCTAAGTCTTTGTACAAATAATGCAGGGTTTTCACTAGGGTCTCTAGGAATCTTTGTAGATTCAATGTTTTCTCCTATGCCTCGTTCTAAATGGAACTTTGCATCTTCATATAATGATTCATCTCCAAGTTTTCTAAGTAAATCTAAAGACTCTGGAACACCAAATTCTTGCAATTGAATACTTATAGCAATAAGTTTTTCTCTTGTTGCTTCTTTAACTTCATCTGCTTCCTCAAGTTTTTTGGTTAATCTTTCTTCTGCTTTGTTAAACGAAATAAGACCACCTTTACCTTCAGCATTTGCTCTTCTTTCTCCATTATATTCATTGGTTTCTTTAACAATTAAATTTCTTCTTTTTGCCTCCAACTTCTGTATTTGTGACATTCTTTTTCTGATTTCAGAAAATGCACTACCTTCTCCAGAATCTCTTACAACTCTTTCAATTTGTTTTCCCTCTTCTTGAGATAACATTTTTACATACTCTTCGTGTTTATTATACATTTCAGAAACCCAAGCATCAAAATCTCCGTGTTTAGTTTTGCCTCTTTGATTTTCAACTAACCATCTTGCCCTATCTTCTAGTGTTTTAAATGTTTCTCCAAGACGAATAAAGTTTCTTTTATCTACAGAGAAAGTAAAACCATAATCACCATAAACTCTGCCTTGTATTTCAGCAAGTTTTTCTCTGCTTCTAATTTTTTCATCGTCACTTATTCTTACTCGTTTTCCTTTTACAGTTTTAAATGTTTTATTAGACTCAATGTTTAATTGACTCATATAAGACTCTTCTTTTGGCTTAATTTCATTTGTTCTATAAGCAATAAACTCATCGCCAAATTTAAATATTCTATGATTGTCTATGTCTTTAATTAAACTTGGTTGATTTCTTTCAATTGCATATTTTCTAAAGTAAAAGTCTTTAACATCTCCTTCAAGTTCTTGTCCTTTATAATTTGCAATACCAGCATCTGGTGCTTCTTTGATTACACGGCTAGATGATTCTCTTAAAAATGTTTTAACAATTTCTTTTTGTACTGATTCTGGTTCAATAAGTTTAATGTTTTGATATAACATTGGTTTTCCAAGTTCATCAAATAATGTAATTAAATTATCTACACCAACCCTTTGTAAAACAACAGTATGGTTAGTTCCTTTAAACGACCAATATTGTTTTACATCTTCTAATGTTCTTTGGCTACCAGATTCGCTACTACCTACTTTGATAGTTCCATTATATCCAGCAAGATTTCCATTTTCATCAAATTTTTGAACTAAATTTCTTTCAACCCAATGCAATCCATAGTATCCTTTTTTCTCTGCTTCTTCTAATGATTTTAAATAATTTGATTTAATTGCTTCTTGAATATCAAAAATCTCTTTAATCTTTTCATCACCACCAAGCATAGCATATAGTTCAGTTGCTCTTGCTAAAACATCTGGAGTTCCAAGTTGAATCAATCCTTGCGTTTGTTCGTAGTAAAGTTGTGCTCTTACCTTATCAATTAATACAGGGTCTAAATTAGTTATATTATAAGCAGTCATAATATTAAGGATTCTATCTCTAGCATCCCTATGAACTATTGCTTCTGCTCTGCGTTTAATTTCCTCTACTTTAGCGTGAGCATCTAAACCTTCTTTAGTTGGACTTCTTCCAGCCTCAACCATCATATTATAATATTTTGTAATTTCTAAAAGTTCAGAATTACCTTTTCCTTTATTTGTTTTTAAATGTCCTTCAATTAAAGCCCTAGATTTTTCAATCATTAAATCTGCTAATTCCTTTTGAGATAATTGACCAAGAGAAGAACCATCTGTGTTTGGATTTCCAGCAAATTTAGTTCCTTCTAAATCAACAAGTTTTAATAACTCTTTATGCCTATTAGAAAGTTCAGCAAATACATTAGCAATACCACCACCATTCTTTTCTAATAACCTAGCAACAAGTGGTTTTTCTTTTAAATACTTTTTAATTCCTTTTCCTTCTGGGAATTTTCCACTAGCCAAATCATTAACTAATGTAGTTAATCCTCTTGCTTCGCTATGTGATAATTCAACCCAATGACCCAATGAAGGAATGCCTGTTTGTGCAATTGATTCTGGATTGATACCATACTTTTTTAATGAATGGATTAATAATGAATCTTTAATTATCTTACTAGCAGTTTGACCAGATGTTGGGTCGTAACTTTGTACAAATCCTTCTAATGCATATCTTGCTACATCTAGTAATTTTTCCGATGGTGCTTGTTTAAATTTATACTTTAACTTTCTAGCAAGCAATGGAGCCAATGCTTCAATATATTCTTTTTGTTTTGCTCTATCATACAGTCCTCTTTTAAAATCACTTACTGCATTTTGAGCCTCAGTAACCCATTCTTTTGTAAATAAAATTTCTTTTTCTACTGTCTCGTGTGTAATCTTATGTGGGTTTTCTATAATATTACCATTCTTATCAACAATGTAATTTAAGAAAAGACCAATATCATTTCCAAGTCCAGTAGACCTTCCTTTTAATCTAAGAATTTCCTCTAGGTTTTGAGAAACTGTTTTCTTTTTAGATGGAGAAAACATAAATCTTTCAGTAGCCGAAGCAGGAATAGAATTGTTTTCATAAAATCTTCTGTTGTCTAACAATGCTACTGCATTAAATTCTCTTCCGCTTAAGGGATTGCTTCGTTTGTATTCTACTGAATGTATATTGTTATCAACAAAGAACTTAATGTTATTATGATGTAGTAATGCTTCTTCAATTTCAATTCCACTTTGATTGAAAATATCAGTACTTTCATTGTTATAAAGTTCTGCTAATGGTACATCATTTGCAGTTTTTAGTTTTAAAATATCAGCCAATACAAACTCTGGTTGTCTTCCTGTAAGGCTTGCTACTCTATCTGCTAATGTAGTAATTAATCCTTTTGCATCAGTTGCGTGAGGCATACCTGCTAAATCTAAATGTCTTTGAGTATTAATGTATCCAACGCTTAATGTGTCGTTTGCAACAAAACCAGCCTCATAAGGACTTGATGTATAATGATGCCATCCATTTGTAGAACCAACATTTCTATTTACAGAAGAAAGATTTGCTTCTTTAGAATCTACAACTTTACCAGTAAGAGAATCAAACACTAAACCTCCAGATTTAATGGTCTCAGAATATGGAGTTCTTAATCCGTATACAGTAATGTTTTCACCTTCTTTGTTTAAGTGAAGACTATTTTTAATTACATTAGATACACCAGAAGGTACTGGATTTCCCTCGTGGTCTCTATGTGTTTTAGCAGGACTATAATTGATTTGGCTTCTTTCATACGCTCTTTCGTGATTGTATTTAAATCCTTCTCCTTCAAGTGATACTTGATTGCCAATGTTTCTTACTAAGAAATTTGTGTAAACAGTTGGTAATTCATCCTTCATTCCTTTTTGTCTAAATTGCATTTCAAGAGGTCTGTTTTCCCATCCACTTTTTGTGTTTTCCATACTTTTAGTTGGGTGAGCACCAATAACTGCATTAACAATATCTCTTTTCATAGCCCAATCTCTTTCACTACCAGAACCGCCAGCAAATAATTTAATACCTGCTTCATCGCTTTCTGAGTTAGAATAATGACTTAACATTGCTTTAACAGATTCCATTAGTTCTTCTTTTCTACCAAACAACCTTCTTACATCTCTGTAGTCTACATCTCCTTCATCTAAACTATTCCAAGCATAGTCTCCTCTTGTATCAAGAGCATCCATATCAATAGTTAATAAACGCATTTTTGCAGTAGGTTTCTTTTCACCTTTCTTTTTAGTAATTGAAATACTTAATTCAACAGGAAGATATGTTCTTAATCGTTTTGTTGAACCACCTCTACTACCATCATCATTTTCTGATGCTTCTGTTAACACAGTAGCCTTAACTATATTATTCATATCTTCTAATCTTCCTGCTCTAGACCTTTCAACAATCCCATTTAATTCAGCAAACCTTTTTGCAGTATTTTCATTTGTATATTTTCTTACAATTTCTAATTCTTTTTCAGTAGCCAAACCAATAATCTTTAATTTAAATTTTCCTTCTTGTGAAAAAGAACCATCAACTCCAGATGATTTAATGTTTTTAGCATTAAGATTAGCACCTTGAATTACATCTTCTGGGTCTGTTTGATTTTTCTTTTTAGCAGGTTTAGGTCCAACAAATTCTTTTTCTGCTTGTGCTTGTAATTTATCAGCAACCACTTTCCAGAAATCTTCTTTTTTCTTTGAAGGTGAAAAATGAGCAACAGTTTTGTTATTGTCATCAACCATTATCATTTGAAGACCTCTATCATTTAATTGTCTAAGTTCAGCAATCATTCCTGTAAGTGATTCAGTTTCTAGTGCATCTCCTTCTTCTTTAGACATAAGAATTGCTCTTCCATTTGCATCAACTCCTGTAACTAAATGCTCAAGACCAGCAGTCATCAATGTAAAATTATCATTATATTTACCTTTTGTTACTTCCCATCCAGTATATCTCCCTTGAGTTCCATTTTTTAAAACCAACCATTTATTTCTAGTTTCTCTTGCAAAATGTTTCATCAAGGCATCAAGAGCAGGAATTCTAACTCTTTGTTTTGTTCTTTGGTCAATTAAGAAACTATCTGCATCAACGCCACTTGCTAAATGTGCACCAGCATCTTTTAAATCCTTTGCCATAATGTTAAGGTATAAATCTTTACCACCTTCAATTACATTTCTAATTAAACCTAAATCTCCAGACTTAAGTAAATAATCAATAGGTTTATCATCTAAAAATCTGTTCCAATACGCACCAAGAAATTCTTCAAATATACCTCTAATTTCTGGTGGTCTTTCTCCGTTAGCAAATTTCTCAATTTGACTGTTAAATCTAGCATACATTTCTGTTGCTCTTGCTGGGTCGTGTCCACCAAGTGATTTATCAAGCATCAAATATTGGTCTCTAAAACCTGTAAGTAAATTAATAGCCTCATTTCTTGGCATTTTATATAATGCACCTTCAGCACCTTCAGTTCCAATTAATGCATCTAATGCTTTCTTTTTAAATGCCTTACCATATCTGCTATTTAATAATATTCCGTGAAACAACTCTTCATTAATTGCAGAATTTGTAGCCCTGTCAGCATTAACAATGATAACATCACTTCCTCCACTAGACCTACCAAATGTAATACCACCCCAATTAGGGTCTTCTAATTGTGCTCTTTCTTCTGTAGTCCAATTTTCATCATTAGCCAATGCTCTGATTTTTTCATCAGTTAAAATTCTAAACTTTTCGTCACGCAATACTCTTTCAATAGTTCCAATTTGTGCCATAACTCTAAGTTTGGCTTTCATTCCACCTTTTTCTTCAACATTCTTTAGAAGTCTATATGTTCCTTCTTGTTGATGATAATCATAATGTGCGGTTGCCCAATTAAAGTTTTTAACTGTATCCATAATAGCGTTGCCACCTGCTATAGTATTATGGAATACACCAAGTTGATGGAAAGCCCCACCAAGAGCAAATCCTGTTCCTAATCCGTGATAGAATCCTTCTTCTCCACCAAACGCTACACCAAACAAACCGCCATACATAGATGAGTGTAATGATGTTTTAACTGTTGAACCAGCCCACTCAACTAAAGGACTACCTGTTTTTGCATAAAAAGAAGCCATTGTTCTTACAGGTGCAGATTGTGATTCCATCGCTACTCTCTCTGCTAAATTTAATCCTGCAATTTTAGATTCTTCACCTAATAATCTTACCGCAAGTTCACTTGTTCTTAATCCACCTTCAAGAACTTTACCAATACCCCAAACACCTGCTGTTAAGGGCCAAGCAGGTATTTTTAAAATATTAAATCCAAGAGCATTTTCTGCTGAACGAACAATGCTATCTTTTGCAATTGGATTTCCTTGTTGTGCAATGTTGTGGTCATATCCAGTAACATTTTTTAATATACCTTCATACACTTCATTTGCTTTATCAATTCCATTTACAACCCAGCCAACTCCGTCTGCTGATTTAGCAAGACCTCTTTCAACTTTTTTTAATGAGTAAGCACCTGCTCTAGCCATTTGACCACCAAGCCCAACTGCTTCTGCACCACCTTTAAGACTTTTAAAGATAGCACCCTCAATACCAAGTGCTGGCATAAACCAAGAAGGGTCTGCCACATAAGAAACTGCTCTAACTACATTTGGATTAGTTAATTCTAAATCTAAACCTCCAATGTTTACTTTATTAGGAATAAGATATCCCTTGGCTTGGTCTTCAGCCATAATCTGTCTAGCATTTAATGCTTCATTAAGATTTAAGTGATAGTCTTCATCACTAGAATTAGTGTTAAACATTAATTTGTGTAACCAAGAAGACTCGTTAAGTCTGGCTTCGTTAAACATTTCAATCCAACTCATAGTGCCTTGAGCACCACCTTCAATTATTGAACCAGCAACTTTATGTGCTTTTAATGTAACTGTGTCACCAACTAAAGAAAGACCGCCTTGTGCAAGGTCTGATGTAGCGTTTGCTACTGCTTCACCAATAATTTTTAAACCATCTACTTTTCTTGTTTCTTCAAATTTTCTGTATGCTTTTGCTTGTTTCAAAGTAGGTCTCCAACCAAATGGAGCATACTTTTTAATCATTTCTCCTGTATATTCACCCAAATATTCATCTGGTATATCAGTTTCTCCAGACATTGTGCTATCTAAAGAAGCAACACTTTGTTCTGGGTCTACAATTGTAGAACTAGATGGAATAGAGAACCCCATCTTTTTAGAGAGGGCTTGTAGTTCAGATTGTGATGAATAAGAATATTCAGACATAAATTTTTAACGACCTCGTTTTTCCGCTTCTTTGTTCATTGCTTTTTGAACTTCATCTGAAACTTTCCAACCTTTATATGCATCAGTAGAAGGTGTAAATGTTGTACTTACTTCTTTACCAGTAATTTTATCAACTATATATCCTCCATAACTTTTAATTATACCAACTGCCTGTGTTTTAACTGCTCTTCTTGTATCTTTAATTGTTGAAAGTGCAACATCTTTAGATAACATCATAGATGGTCTTGCAGAGCGTTTAGCAAGTCTTACATAGTCTGGTTCAGTTTCTGTTCCTGTTCCAATAAAGTATTTTTTATAACGACCTTCAAGTTCACCTGCTTTTGAATCATATCTTTTTTGCCAATCACTCCAACCAAATGGGTCTAATTTTTTGTCTATAAAACTTCCTTCTTCCCACAATGCTTCAAGGTCATCACAAATTCTATCAATTGCTTCTAAATCTTGTTGGGCTTGTTGCCATTCTTTTTGACCTCTAGGAATATCTGTAAATTTACTATCAGCCATTGGATTATTTGGGTCTTGTGCTGGGAAGTATATAATACTATTTCCTATTTCAACACCGCCTGTTATCTTTCCTTGTGCGTCTGGTTTTGGAACATATGGCTTAAGCCAATTATTTGCTCCATCCCATTCTGCTTCTATTTGATTTTTAGGTCGTTTGTTGTTAGCACTAGGATTGTTTAAATTATTAAATTCTGTTTTTGAAATAACATTTGTACCATTTGCATTAGTGTATCCAGTAACCTCACCTTGTTCATTAACAATAGGTGTCATAATATTAAGATTAATTCCTTGAGACATCAAGAAATCGTTTTCTGAAATTTCTATGCTTTTACCTGCCTTTATCATTGTATCCCTAAATAATGCATATTTGTTTTTAAGAATGTTAAGTGGTGGTACTTTATATGTTTCTGGTTTGCGAATTGTTGTTTTGCCTAAGTTACGCTCATCAACAATTCTCATACCATTATTTGCAACAGATTGTGCTACTAATCCATCTTTTGATACTTTATATTTTTGAGATAAATAAGCCTGTACTGCAGGGTCTGAATTAAAACTTTGCAGAGCAACCTTCCACGCTCTTGTACTCATTATTGGATTTCTATTAACTACATTATTTTTGTCTGTAAAAAATGCTTGTTTGTATGCTTCTCTATGTTCTGGATGTGCAATTTCTAATGCTTCAGCAACTTCACCAATAAACTTTGCTTTATTAGTAGTTGTATTTTTAGAAGCATCTAATTCTTTTGTGTCTACAGTCATACCCTTTTTGGGGTCTACTCCAGCAATAATTTCAGCAAGTTTATTTGAAACCAAATTAGCATCTTCAACTACTGGTGTTTTTGAAATATCTTCTTTTTTAATTCCAAATGCTTTAAGACCAGAATCAATGTCTCCAGAAAAGATAGTTTTTTCGTCATATCCTTGTGCTAAAGTACCTTCATCTCCTTGTGGCTGGTTCCATCTTGGGTCATTTTTAGCCCAAGGTGTACGAACCTTAAATGCAACACCATTATTTTGTTCTGTTACTTTATCTACTGTATATGAATCTGCTACTGCTTGTGAATTTATAAGAGCAAGTTGGTCTGCGGTTCTGGCTTCTCTTTCTGCTTTTTTTGCTTGAAGCGTTTGTAATGCTATCTGACTATCAACTTCTTTTTCTTTAAGTGCTAATGTTCTAGTTGCAATATTTCTGTTGAATTTCTCCTCTTCGTCTTTTTGATATTGTTTATTTGCAACATAAAAAGACTTTAATTCATTTGAATCTAAACCTGCAAGACCAGCAGTCCAATCTTTTCCTTCTCCAGCAGTCTTTTGTGCTTTCTTAAATAAATTAACAATGTGTGCAGGTGCACTTTCTTTAATTAAAACATTTCCTGTTGGTCTTTGTAATGCTTCTCCATTTCCAGTAATACCAGTATCTTCAGACACAGTATCCATTTCTGGATAAGTGTATTTAGATATTTCGTATGCACCCATTTGTGCAACAGTTTCTCTTTCACTTTGTGCGTTTCTATATCCTTCAATAGCATCACCAATTCCTGCACCTAAATTACTAATTCCTTTTTGAATTGAATCAGCAATCCCAGCAGTATACGGAAGTATATTGATAGGTTGAACTTGTTGTTCTTTAAATTGTCCGAATGGTGATGGCATTATGGATTCGCTTTAGGATAGTTGTTAGTTACATTACCAAATAATGAACCACCTTTCCCAAATCCACCAACTGCACTACCAACTGCACTCATTGCACCACCCCAAAGTGCCGCATTATTTTGAGCAGTAGCAACATTGGCTTGCATTTGTCCATTATAATTTCCTTGGTAAATGTTAGAAGCGTATTGAGATTCTGGTTGTAAGTATTGTGGTCCAAGTGATTGATTCATACCCATTGCATTTCCTGCAATACCAGTAGGACTAAAACCTTGCATCATACCTTGCATCATTGGTGCACCATACTGATTATACGCATTTCCTGCAATTGACATATCATTACCAAGCACAGTCGTAGCAAATTGTCTAGCCATATTTTGTCTGTTCATTCCCATATTGTATCCACCTAAAATTTCTTCTGCTAAACCAAGATTGGTATTTGTAAGACCACGAGCAGACGCACCAGCACGAGCCATTTGTTGTGCTTGTCTTTGCATCTCTGGAGTAAGACCCATACCAGCATTAAGGTCACTCATTGCTTGGCTACGCATTACATTTTGTAATTCTTGTCCACCGCCTAACGCACTTTCATATGCATTGCGTGTAGCAAGTCCAAGTGGCTTCATAGCGTTTTCACCCATTGATGTAGCATATCTACCAGCAAGTTTAGCAAATGGGTCCATAACCTCTCCGTAGAAACTCTGGAGGTTATTGGCTTGTCCCATCATTTGCTCATATTGCAACTTCTGCCATTGAGGAACTAATCTACGCTCGTTCTCAAGTAACTCTGGAGCCATATCAATCTGGGCTCTGATGGTATCTCTCATCTCCTTATAATAGTCCCTAGGAGGTGGGGCTTGTACTTTTGTGCTTCCCATTTTAGTTTTTTGTAAAGTTTATATTGTGTTTTGTAGGAATTATCCAAATTTTATCACCTTTTTGGACATAAGTTTTAGCATTAGTTAAAGTTCTTGGAAACTTTTTGGCTACTTGTTTAGCAATATTAAGTCTGCACTCTGAATTGTCAACTAACGCATCCATTATAAAGTAATCTGTGGTTTCTGGGTTATGGTTAAAGTTTGTTGCTTGTATGAGTTCTTTGATGTCTGGGTGTTTATCAAAATTACCAACTGGTATAACTATCATTACTCCTGTCACCTGTCCGAGTTTTTTGCTAATAAACATATAATCATTAGCGTATGACCAATACAACCAACCATCCAAGTGCTCTAAATCAAAGACAGACCTTTTGCAGTCTTTACGCTTGTTTACAATATAATCATAAACATCCGACAACTTTGATTCCGTATAAAACATTATACAGTTGTGCAAATTTCTTGTGCGTGTGCAGTAGATACACCCCACTCATTACTAAGAGCACTAAATGAAAACATTGCTCTGTTATAATAAAAAGTATTTGTAAGATTTGATGACATTCTTAATCTTAATCTATAAGTAGTGTTTAAATTAGACGACCAACCATCAATTATTTTAATAACATTTTGATTTGGAGTGGTATCATCACTATTGGCATCATAAACAGTACTAGTTATACCAGACCAAGTATCATTATTGTCATTAACTGATAGATTTGGAGTTGCACCGCTTTGAACTCCATTAACTATTGTATATGATTTAATAGGTTCTTCTGTACCACCAGCAACTTGTCTTGTTGCAAGCCATACTCCATCTTCAGGATTAGGTGATAATTCTCCGTGAACATTCCATTGAATAATAATAGTATGTCCTGTTGCTTTAGGAGTAAAATTTAGAGTCATTTGAGTAATTTCAGTACCCCATAAATTAGTTGGGTCTTGAGCACCACCCTGTTTAATAACACTATTATAAATCGCAGGTGACCTATCTGTTCTCCAATAATGATATGTTGGAATAACTTTAATGTTTTTTGCATTTAAATCTCCACCAACATTTACTGCACCACCAACAGTTACATTACCAGAAATTGGAAGAGTTCCAGAATTGTTAGTAAGAGTGTTAACAAATGTTGTTCCATCTACATATAGATTACCTGCAATTACTTCGTGTTCGTTATTTCTAACTGCACCCTGTCTAGTATAAGCACAAGAAGGTGTTCCAGTAGTAGGAGTAGCAGGTGCTTGCATTACATATGAAAATGTAAACGGAGGAACATTAGGTATGGTAGGTACTGCAGTAATCTTAAATGTTCCATTATATCCAGTTCCAGCAGAAGTAACACTTACAATTTGACCAACAACAAGTCCGTGTGCGGTTGGGGTTGTAATAGTAACATTTGTACCATTTGCAGATGCATATGTTACACCAGTATTAACAATTGCACCATCTAATGTATTTAAAGTTATATCAGAATTAGCACCAGCGGTAATTGCAGATGTTGTTACAGCATTATTAGAGGAAAATAAATTACCAATATCAATTTTTCTTAAACCCATTACACTATTTTTATAAATTAAAGCAAAATCTCCACTTACACCTGTTGCATTAGAGGCTTGGTCTGTAATAGCATTTGGGAGCAATGTTGCAGAATCAAGTAATTGATTAAGTCTTGCTCCAGTAACCTGTTGTCCATCTGCGAATGTGTCGCCTTTTTGTATTTGTGCCATAAGTTTTTATTTTTTAGAAATGTTTTGTTTGCCCATATAAGTTGCTGACAAATTTGTAGCCCTTATAGACGCTCTTAAATTATTAGTTATAAATCTTAGTTTTACACCATAACCTATTTTTCTAATTGCAAGTCTTCGTGTAAAATCTTCAGACAATGGTGAACCAAAAGAATCAAGTAATGTTGTGGTATCTGGATTTAAAGTATCTGCATATGTTTTAATTGTACTACCAGCATCACAAATTACATCAACTTCAGCAGTAGAAAAACGCTTATCTTTTAATAATTTAAATGTATATAAACGAGTATCAAGTTCTCCGTTAATTTGATTAGGTGTAAATGCAGAAGCAGATAATAGTGTTGGAAGAACAAATGGAAGAATAGGTGTTCCTGTAGCAGAACCATATTCATCAAATTCTAATTCTTCAAAAACGAATATTCCTTGGTCTGTATCAAATCCGTATAATTTACGCTTATTGTCTTTTTTTGCAGTTAGGAAATTTGCAACATCAAATCCAGCAGGATATGTGTCTACGGATTCCCAGTTTTTAAGAATAAAGTTATAAACTAATACTGTATTGTTGTCTACAGAAGCATCTAGTGGTACTGCTAGGTAATAACGATTATTCCAATATATCCCAACAGAACGATGTACATATGTTTTGTTTATACGCTGAATAATATCATCAATGTTTTTAGATAAAGGCTCTGCGTTTGTAAGTAGTCGCATTGATTCATTACTACCAACCTGTGTAGCATCCATAGCGTAAATACCATTATCAGATAAGAAAATAATTCCTCCATTAGCCTGTACAACTGAATTTTTGGCTATGCAACCAATATCAGAAACAACAGTTTTCATTGATGCACCAGTCGCACCATCACCAGTAGCATATCTGCCAGCACCTACATTTACATAGTATATGCTATTACGCATAAACACAGTAAACTCTGTTAATGTCCAAGGAGCAATAGCAACAACTTCATCGTTAGAACCTTGATTAAAAGTAAATTCATCAACTAAATCCCAATTATCAAAATCAAGATAATTACTTACGCATACACTATCTCTAGAGCGAGCAGTAGGTGTATATCCACGACTATGATGCTGACCAATGGCAATCATTCTATTAGCATAATAAAGCAGACCAGAGCAATTAGGAAACGGATGACCTGTACCTGATGTAGGTGCTGATATAATTCCTGTAATTGTATATGCAGTTGTATCAAGCGTTGCAATTAAAGGACGCTTAGAATGACCACGACTAATATAAATCTTATCTATAGCAGTAACTACTTCACAACCATCTGTTGTTGTAATTGTTTCTCCAGCAGGAAAATTAATCTTTGTAGAAAATGATTCAGTACTTGGATTATATGTAAAAAGACCATCAGTAACAACTATTACAAATACTTCTTGTCCAGTACCATTAAGAAAAGAACCAGAACCATAAATAGTTTGATTAAGAATTGCTGAACTTGTTTTACGCTGGATTCCTTTACGAACAGTAGCAACACCTCTATCAAGACGAAAGTTTTGAGACTTGCTTACTACACCTTCTGGCAATGAAGCAGGGTTATCACGGCTATTAAGCCCGATAAATCCTACATCTCCATCTTTGGTGTATTCAAGAGGCATTATTCAACCAATTCTACTTGAATGGTTTTTCCTAAATCAACAGGGGTTTGCTTTTTTTCAAATTCAACAATGACGCTTCCTTCATTAACAATAACAAGTTCTCCGTCAAATTTAGGAAAAATTGCACTAACAATTGGTGGTGGGCAAACATCAGTTTTGATATCGCCAAGTAGAGATGTAATTTTATAGGTATACATATTAAATAGGGGATATAAAGTAATCCGCAAAAATTGCTGAATGATTAGAACCTGTTAAAACTGCATTGTTTTCACAAGTAGCCCATAGTGACATAAGTTGTGTTTCACCAGTTCCATTTCCACTTGCAGGTGAACCAGAACCTTGAGCAATAAGAACATCGTTTATGTACAAATAAACACTATTGGGCCAACATTCAATAATAACATCGTATGCTTGTTGATTAACTGGAGTAAAGGAAGTTGTAATTGTTGTAACTGTAGTTCCATTAGAATACATAAGTTGTAATGGACCAGCACCTACTTGTTTAATTCCAACTGCTTTGTCTGAAGCAGTAGGTTCTAATCTATTTGTTCCACCAGTTACATTATAACTTTTTCCAAGAAATACTTTAAATTCAGAATTTGCATCTGCCCCAGTACCTACTTTACGCAATGCTCTAAATCCAAAAATAAATTTTTTACTCCAATCAACTCCATTGTACTGGTTAGCACCTCTATTTAAAAGTGGTGTATAAATACAAAGAGACGCATAACCAATATCTGTATCTGGTGCTTTAATTTGATAATAATGACCACTCATTGCACTGCTTCCACCAGAAGTTGTTGCACCAGTACCAGCAGTTATACTTCCAACAAAAAACAAATCTTTTTTATCAAAAGAAAACTGGTCTTTTGGGCTCATTGAGCCACTACCTGTTATAGATATAGTCATTACACAGAGCCTACGGCAATATGGAGTGATGCAGTAGCAGGTGCAAAGGCACGAATTGTACCACTATAATTATCAAAAGTCCAAGATGCACCAGCAACTAACTGAATTCCAGTAGTTACTGCAGTATCTGCGTTGCAAATAAGAGTAATTGTAACGGATGATTGATTTTGGCACAACACAACTACTCGTCTTTCTGGTTGAGCAGGAGGAGTTAAAACTACTTGTGCGGTTGCACCTGTAGTTGTAGTCACGGAAACAGTACTATGAGTTAACTTTCGTACTGATGGACTAGAGAACTGAACATATGAGGATGACATTATCGGTATGGGTTTGTAAATTTAAGTTTAGGTATTTGTTTTTGTTGTCTGACAATTCTGTCTACTTCTGCATCTAGTACTTGAACTGCTTTCTGCTCCATTACTCCTGCTTCTTGCATCATTCCTTCAGAAGCGTACCAATTAGCACCAGCACCCCAAGACATATATTGTGAAAATGCGTATGGAATTTGCTCTAGTTTCCATTTGGTTGGAGCAGTTGATGGATTTTGTCCTGCTGATGTTGCTAAAATACAAGTATAGAAATTACCATAATGCGGTTTACCTTCTACTTGAATGTATGTTCCTGTATTTGAACCAGAGTCAAAGTATATTTGTGCTCCAGCAGAATAACTGGTTATAGGATTATAAATTACTCCATTTAAAATTGGAGCCTTAACTCTATAGTAATACCAGCCAGATGAAATTGTTGATGACTCTAATACTACTTTTGCATTAGTTCCGTCATCGTATAATGAATATGTATATTCTGTTGTTCTGCTACTTGTTAATGGGTTAAAGTTATAAACACCAAAAATATCACCGCATTCTTCAGCAGGAATAAATGAACATACATTGTTAGCGTCTACAGTTGTAGTAAATTGTGCTACTCTACATAAATCTTTCCACTCTTGTGATTCCCAAGCCTCACGCAGTCTGGAATTTAAGAAGTCCCTAAATTGTGCAAAAGTCTCATCGGAAATATTTGCTCTATCATTTCCAGAGTATTGTAATGCATCAAATAGAATTTGGGAAAATGGTTGACTTCTCATATTTTAAATCCGTCTGCTCCGAAGATTGTGCCTTGTACTACAGTCTTTTTGACATAGTTGTTTACTGCACATTGTGGGTTATCTCGGATAAATTCTTTCATAAATTGTTTGTCCTTCCAACAATCGTATCCTAATCGTTGACCCCAGTAATGGTAACTATCTGCTGGGATTTGTGCCGTCTTTCTTCCAAGACCTTCAACTTCTCTTGCTTCGTTAAACTTATTGAAGTGTCCGTGATTCATTGAATCTGCCATTGCGACAGACTCACGCATCCTCCAGCCATTGATGAGTTCCCTCTCCATTTCTTTTTGGAGATGAGGAGGGATAACTTCTACCAATGACTGGATGATGTCGTCAGCCATTCTCTACTTACGCAGAGAAGTCGAACTTCGCCAAGCCAAGAGGATTCTTGACGATGCAAGTAGCAACTGCTTCGATTAAACGAGCAGGACCACCACCATTGTCAGTTAACTCTTTTACTTGAGCGATGTTACCACCATATCCAACTCCTACTAAGTCCATATTCAAGAGATAACCACAGAAGTTATTCTTTAAGAACAAGGAGGTATGGAGACGGATAGAACCAAAATCGCCTTCAAAGACATCAACAGAACTTACATAGTTCTTTGAGTCAGATTCACGATTAAGGGTTCTGATGGCTTGCATAGGAGCAGTACCAGTACCTTGACGAGCCGTATAGGTAAGTGCGGTGAATGCTTGTTTGAGTTTGTAACCTACAATACCATCGAACTCTTGCATACGACCAGTTTCATTGAATACAGAAGCCAAAATGTTTTGGACTACTGCTTCATCGAGATTGGCGGTTCCAACAGATGAGATACTTGAGGTAGGAGTGCGGAATGCAGTAGGAACAGGGAGATAAGTATCACCTGTGAAGTCATTCTTAATCCAAGAATCTAGACCACGAGTTGCATAACCTTGAGATGCACCATCATCTGCTTTAGGAAGATTTCCAGAGCAAAGGGTTTTCTCAATTTTACGCTTAACAACTTCAATGCCTTTCGACACATTGTTTGCGAGTTCTGATTTAACACCTGCAACAACTGCAATATCAGTTGTAAGAGGAGAAACACGAACCGCTTCACGGAAGGTTTGAATGTGGTTGCTAAGTTCATAGCGGTACTGGGTAGCACCATCTTTTACGAAGTTAGAGGTTTGAGTAGCAGGGTTAACATCCGTACCATCAACAACACCTGCTTGTTCAGCAGATACAGATGGAAGGGAATCAACTTGCCAGCGGAATAATGTATTTCCAGGTTTTGCAACCTTGGGAGCCATTGAAGTAAAAGGAGTAGCCTTTGCGTCAACCATCGAGATGATGTCAGCGAGTGCTTCTCTTTTACCAGAGACGATATTTCTTTCAGTTAATGATGCCATAATAATAATTAGGTTTTACAGGAAGTCTTCTATCACTTTGCTGAGGTCATCCGTTCTGCCAGTCTGTTTAAATTTACTGAACGCATCTCTACTTTGGAGTTCCTGTTTCTTTACAGTAGGTGCTGAACTTGTTGTACGAGGAATAGATGGAGCCTTGGGAATATTTTTCTGACCTTTGAAATTTGCCTCCCTTGCTCTGACACCACGGATGTAGTCACCAATGACCATTTTATAATCTGGGAATCTCCTAATGGCAGGGAATGATTGAAGGAACTTTTCTGCGATTACTCGCTCTTGGCTCGTTTTATCTTTCCACCACGGATATTCTTTTGCTACAACTGTTTCGAGACTGTCTCGGTGCTGAATATATTGGAAACGCTGAGGAAGTGTCTCTTCAAGAGCCTTCATTGCATTTACCTTAATCTGCCTAACTTGGGCAGGGTCATAATATGTTTCAGTACCATCTTCGTGAGTTTGAGTGAAACCATCAGCGTTCTGTTCAGCCCAATTTCTGACTGCTCTTGCTTGGGCAATCTCTGCCTCGATTTCTGCAACGCTTTCAATATTGGAATGTGGAACATCTGGGATTACACTAGCAACTGTACGCTGACTTTGTGATGCTTTAAGGTCTTCGACTTCTTTACGCATTGCTTCAAGTTGCTCTTCAGCCTCTTTACGCTTTGCAGTAAGTTTATCGATTCTCTTTTGAACACCACGAGATAGGTCTTCGCTGGAATCTTCTTCTTCGGACTGTGAATGAACCTCTTTTTCGCCATCATCATCGTTGTTAGTGTCCGTTTCCGACTCACTATCCGACTGTTGGTCTTCAGACTGATTACTATCGGATTCATCTGGTTCCGCTTGGGAGATAAGTGGGTCGTCTCCAAGAATATCTGCAAGTCGAGATTGAATCTCTACATTGCTTAAAGCACCATTCTGCTCTTGTGAACTGTTACCATCTTGCGATGAAGGCTCGTTCACTTCTCCGTTATTATTATTTGTAGTCATTAGATGAGGTCTAAAGTGCCTGTTAAGGTCAGAGTTTTTGCAGTACTCAGAAACTGTTAAAGTCAACTTTATAGTTGTTGAACTATTGTCAAATTATTTTGCGATATTATCCAAAGCCTTCTTACGCTCTTCGTTTAACAAACTCTTAAACTGCCTTAAAGACTCTGCTCTACCACAAGCGTGAACCCTTTGTTCTCCAGAAAGTTCCGTACTAATTGCAAGATTAGTTTCAGCCTCAATATTGATATCAATCAAATACTGAATATGTTCCCATAAATCGTTTTGTTGTGTAAAAGCAAAAACTTCTAATCTATAATCAGTATCCCGCATTTTGACCTCCTTGTGGTTGTTGTGGTCCTTGTTGAGCCATCTTGTCAGCAACAGGTGTTACACCAATACGACCAATTTGCTTGTTTTGTTCCTGCATAATAGACATTTGAAGGTTCTTCATATAGTTTTGTAACAACATTTGGAACATTTGGTCAGTTTGTGAAGCCTGTTGAGCCTTTGGATTCTTTTGCATAATTTGTTGTAAATACTGCATCTTTGTTGAAGCAGTTGGGTCGTTTTCAACATAATTAGCCTCATTTCCAAGCATCATCATACCAATATCTGTTTGTACATCTTTATAAAGTTTTTGAGATGCAGACTGATTATTGATAATAAGGTCTTTAGCACTATCTGGAGCAATTGCTTCAACTGCTTTTTGTACAAGTTTGTTTCTGTCAATAACACCACCAGCATCTAAAGGAATAACAAATTGTTGAATTGCTTGAAGTTTTTCCATTACTAAATCGCTATATAAGTTTCTAATATCGAATTTAACTTCAAAATCATACATATTGGTAATATCACTTACGCTCTTTGGAATAGGAACTGCACAAATACGCTCTAATTCAGTACTATCTAAATATTGAATACTTAATTGAAGCATTTGAGTATATACTTCTGACCAACCAGTTAACCAATTATCAACAGACACTTGTTGAAGCATTTGTGCTAATGGTGGTGGAGTGTCAGCGTGATTGAGACCAAAGTAAGTAGCAGTACTTAAATTAACTTGGCTAATTACAAACTCTGCAATGGTTGGAGTACCTTTTGGTGGCTCCATAAATTTGTAGTCATCTGGTGATGTAACAGGAATCTGCATTGCAGGTCCAATTCTTCCAATACCTCCAATTCCTCTACGCTTAACCATAATAGGTGGAACTGTTTCTAATGCAGTTCTATCACGCAATGAATCTTGTTGGGCTTTTAACTCAGATTGGTCTGTAGAAAGAATGTCGGTAATACCACGGCTTTCGTAAATTGCTTTGCGAATATGTTCTCTGCGTAAAACAACAAATGGATATTTTCCGTGTGCGTATCCAAGTTTTTCGTGCTTAAGATATGTTGAACTGCGAGAATTAGGACTAAAAATAGTTTGATATACGCAAGGATTGCCTTGTTCGTTTAATTGCTTGTAATACGCATATACTACTTCAATTAAATTATTTGTTCTTAAACGATAGTCTTGGTTTAAACGATTAATAGGAACAATATTAGGGTCACGATACCAAAAGAATTGTCCTTTAGTTAATACTGCTTCTTCAATTGCTTCTTTGTCCCAACCTTCAGTATTTTCTAAAGCACGAACTTCTAACTCTGTCATATATACTCGTCTAAAAATTAATCGTGCTTTTTGTAAATCAATTGTTTCTGGTGGAAAAGTAATTTCATCATATGGTTTTAATGCAGTAACAACAGGTAAATTCTTAATTAAAGATTCATTATAAATAGATGTAAAACCTTGCTCTCTTAAGTCTTTAACAATTCTTCTTGCTTCTTTTTCTACCATTGATGGCATATTTGCTATAATAAGTGATACTGCTAAATCTTCAGTATCTTCGTTCATTACATAATCTGTTAATTGTGCTAAATTTGATTCTGGATTCTGTGCTTGTGCTTCAGCAACCATATTAATTAAATCAGTAATACTAAATTTTTGTTCTGTAGTTCCCATTTCCTGTTCCCAACCAATATGCATAACAGACCAACCATATTGTTGTGTGTATTGAGCCCACAATTCTGCTTCTCTTCGCATTTCTTGTCTTAATCTTCCAGAAGCAACATATTCTAACAATGTACTCATTGATGTAGCATTAGCAGAATCTTCTACAGTTCTACCGCTTACACCAAGTTTAGAAGCCTTTAATGCGTTCATCCAAAGTGCTACTTGTTCGTTAATAACTCTGTCAATAAGTCTAACTCTTACATCTGATGCACCTTCAAATGGTAATGCTGGGTCATCTTCATCTCGGTTTTTGCTAAATTTTTTTCCGTCAGAAGTTTGACCATTCCATCTACAATATCGCAAATCATCATTTGCGTTTAATTCTGTTACATTTGCTCCAAAAAGGTAAGAACGGCTTAATTCTGCGTTTAAAGCATTAATATTTGGTCCATCTTCTGAATATAGCAGTTGGTCTGCAGTTTCATCATTATAATTTGTCGAGTTCATCAGTATGTAAATGTTTGGTTATTAAAATTCCGTTTATTGTCAACATAGATAGGCGACATTACTACTAAGTAGCGTAAACAATCAATTGGGTCTTTGCTTGCACCTTTGTCTCCATCTGCACCTGTCCATTCTTTTAATGAATATATTAAATTTTGACATTTATCAGAAACAAAAAGTTTTGGCTGGTTGAGTGGAGATAGAGGTTGGCTTACATCATATGACAGTAGGTCGTTAATCATAGCCACACCTTGCTCTATTGCTACACCAGCCGATGGTGCAAAGTACATAGGGTCACCTCCAGAATCAAGGAGTTCTATGATGGATGTTCCACCATCACGACCAATGGCTTGCGTTGCACCAGCACGAGGGTCGATATATCGCTCAATAATCTCCTCGTTGCCCTCTAAAGTTTTAATAGTTTGTTTGATTTCATCAATTCCCATACCAGCACCATTGCGTTGAGCCATTCCTTCTTTACCATCTGGTTTTTCGCTTGGTAAAGCCCATTCTCCAAATGTAATATCTGGAAACTCCCTATAGATATACATATTTCCTTGGCTATCTACACGCATCCAAAGCATAAACCAATTTCTTGCACCAGCAGGGTCGCAAACCATATAATTTGTACCCTCTTTTGGAATAAAATTATCCGCTATAATGTTGTGGTCGCTAAATCTTGGGAACTGATTGCCTACTGTGTTATCAGCCCATCCATACGCTCTAATTTTCTTTTCATATAGATTTTTTCCCTGTAAAGTCTTAACTAGTTCATCAAAAGGATTATATGGATTTAGTTGTGAGTGAAACCATACAACTCCTGCATTTCCTCTATGACTATTAGCCGTATAAGGCATTTCTCCTTTTGGACATCCTTGAATATGAACTATGTTGCTATCTAAAATTGGTGCAGGAAGTGTTTTAGTAAATTTACAACCAGCAACAAACTCTTTAACAACTTGTGAGTATCCAGCAATAGGTGTAAATGTAATAGCAAGTTTTCCTCTGCGAGTAACAAGACGATAACGAAGCGTTTCAACCCAGTCCATAGGAACTAACTCATCGCACCAAACCAAGTCGCACTCGCCTCCTTCAATAACATCACGCTTCTGTGCGTAATTCATAAACACACATTGAGAACCATTAGGCAAAATAAACGATTCTTCTGAAAATCCGTTCTTTTGGCTATAAGCAATGTTAGTAACTTTGGTCTTTTTGCAATTTTTTAATTCTGGAGGCATATACTTCCAGACTACATTCTGTTGCATTTGGATTGATGATTTTTGTGTTGTGTGAAGACACCAAACCATTGCTTTTTCCTTATTAACAAGTGTCTGAATAACTCTTTTAGCCATCCATTCAGTTTTACCAGCACGATTACCACCAAGCACAAGTATTTCTTGTTTATCTTTAATTATTGCATCTGCATCTTTCCAATGGTCTGGTTCAAAGCCGTGACGATATGGGTCTAACTGTTCCGCTAGAATTTTATCTTCTCGTATTTCTAATATTTCAGCAGTTTTTTCAGCACCTAACTTTTCAACAAGCATCTTGATGTCTGGCATCTTGATGACTGGATGTTTTGTTGGCTTAAAACTAGAAACATTTTCTGACATTACATTCCTTCGGCATTTTGATTTTGAATATGTCCTTTTTCTGCTGATTCATTTATGTATTGTGCTGACATATCAATAACTGAAGGTATTGTAGCACCAAGTCTAACATATGGATTTCTAGTAGCAAGAAAAGTTCCTGCTTGTAATGCTAAAGGCAAATATTCTTTTGTTGCTTCCCATCTTGCTTGATTTACATTTCCAGTTTTTGCCATTTCTTCATCATATGCTATATCACCATTATTATAAGCAGAATAAGCATTTAATGCGGTTAATGGAATTTGAAAATATGGAGATGCAACTCCTCTAGCAAGGTAGCCACTACCTTTTTTAAGAAGATTTCCACTTCCTTTAAGTGCTTTTGAATATCGTGTAGCCTCTAATGGTGCTTCTGTTCCTCTAAAATTACCTGCTATAACATCAGAAGCAGATAATGTTACAGGTACTACTTTTCCGTTTTTTAAAACATTCATTGTTACTGCTGGATTTGCCAATGGAGATGTAGTAGTTCCAGAACCAGTAAGTCCACTAAACATTCTCTTCCAAGTTTGTGCTTTAATTGCTTTAGTGGCATCTGGCTTTAAAACACCAATTGAAGGTGAAGTAATTGTTGAAACTCTGCTTGATTGTCCTACTGCATATTTTCCACCTCTACCAACTGGAGTTGCACTTTCTCCACCTTTTCTTACAATAGGTGTATATCCATCAACAGGATTTCCTTTTGCATCAATAACTCTTTTTAATAAAGGTGCATCTGTAGTAGAAGCCTTTGCACCTTTTACGGCTTGTTTTGCTAATCTTACACCTGCTTGGTAATTTTTAACTTCATCTGCCAAAATTCTATTATAGTTTGCATATGCACCACCTAAAACCATTGCACCACCTGCTACTCCAATTGCTGGAACTCCGTAGTCACTTTGTAAATAACTTTTAGTTATTGATAAAGGAGATGTTCTTTGGTTTTGAATTTTAATGATATCTGGTGGTGGTACCACTTTGCCGTCTTTAAAATCCCATCCGTTTTCACGGAGAATTTGTGTAGAAATATCTGAATCTGGGGTTTCTTCTGCCATAAAGTTATTTTCTTAATCCTGTTCTGTATGCGTGTTGTAGATTTTCGCTTGGGGTACAGGACTCAAGGTTACTCACACAATTGTTATGTTTATTACCATCAATGTGGTTAATTTGCAGGTTTGAGTTAGAATGCTCATTCCAAAATATTAAACCAAATGTGATAGCCACAAGTTTGTGAGCATTAATGTTAAATCGAAATTTGTTGTTATGCAACTTGAACTGCAAATATCCGCTGTTAATAATCGTAGGCTTAATAATTTTCGATTTAAGGTTTCTTCCATCTGCCGTTGTCTTAGGTAAAGACCGCAGTCTGCCCAAGTTGCTAATTTCATATAACTCGTGAAATTGCTGGATTGGCACCTTCTTCCAGACTTCATCAGAATCGCTTGTTGTATTGGATTCCATAATATTTGTTGCCTCCTTGGTCATTGTAGACCGCTTGAAGTCCTGCTGGACTGATGTATTGCACATTTGTCATTGGTGACATCCTAGCGTCATTTGGAGTGGTGTATTGAGCGTTTATATTGCCAACACCATACGGAAGCGTGTAGGACGCTCCAGCAGTTTTGCTTGCTAGGTCTAGTCCATACATAAGTCTTAATCTGTCCTCAAATGGTAACCCAAAATCAAATCTTGCTCCATCCAATCCAAGTGAAAATGGGTCAACTCTGTATGATGGTATATCTTCGTTCATTGTATTGTGCGATGCGTTAGCATCGCATTCGTTTTTTCTTCCAGTAGACTGTTTCCCCTAAAGCGTAGTCATCGGGGTCAATTTCTTCTTCTTCAAACTCTTCGTACCCTAACATTTGCACTCTTTTTCGGTTTTCTTACATTTCTTGCATTCAGCGGTGCCGTCTTTATGCTCTAGTCTTTCGTATTTAGGAATATCAAGTGCTTCGTGCAAAGCATCTGGTTGTTTAAATTTAGATTTTTTGTTTTTGGGCTTGTTCATAGATTTTGAATGCAGGTTTACGAATGGAGTGGTTATTGTTTAGCGTGTCAACAATCACCCATCGATTTTTAGCATAGAGCATATTATCTTTGCAGTTTGCTATAATGTTAAACCCAGTTTCGTGTTCTACTAAAACAAGTTTATTATTCTTATAACTGTTTCTTGAAATCTTACCAATCCAGCGTGTTCCGTTTACTATTTTATTAAATTCTCCTTTAGTCATAGCAGAATCTCCAATGATTTCTTTGGCAATTGATTCTGGCTGGTTCTTTTCAATGATATCTTTGACCTTCATAAACTCTTCCAAGTACATAACACCTGTAGGAGTCCACATAATCGCCTGTAACTGCTTTGGCTTTTTATCGGCAACCCTATACCACAAGGAAATACCTTCAAATTCTTGTACCTGCTCTCGAATTTTCTTCATATCAGCCTTTTTCCAGCCTTTTTCTTTGATTAACTCTGATTCTTTGATGTCCATACCCTTTTAGAATAAAAAAACAATCCCCTGTCAAACCTATTATTAATATCTCTGTTTTATATTACTATTCTATCTGTAGGAAATTCATAGCACCCCCCATAGGAAATCTATTTCACCCCCCTAGGAAACTAATTTCCTGCTCGTTTTTATACAAAATACCATAGAATCTGCCATTGACATTTGACACGACTATGCATTTCCCCCCTAATAACCCCTGCTACTACAGACTTTAGTGCCTTTTACAATTAAAAAGTGTGTGTTAAAATGCGTTAGGGATTCTGAACAGAAACAAAGAGAGAGTCCCCCCGCCCCGTAGGGCGAGAGGCTCTGCTCTTTTCTGCAATGCCGTTGAGTGTGTAACGGATTTATTTTCCGTTTATAATCAACAGGCAAGTAATGACCAGCAATAGTGTGAGTACTTCCATTTCTACTTTGCGTTTCGTATGCGTTCATTTATTTCGTTCAACGCTTTGAGCGTCTTGAATATTTCGTGAGTCATTATTTCTAACGGCTCACCGCTCGTGCGTAACCACGCTGACTCATCCTGCTTTGCCATAACGATACGCTGATACTGAATACCTAAACGACGCTGGAGGTTTGCTCGTTGCATTTGCAAAACCAGCAGAGGCATTTCACTCACTTTGTTTTCACTTTCTTTTTCGGCTCGGGCACTTTCGCATATTGTTTGAACAGGTGTTGTGCATAAGGGTCACGCATTAAATCCTCACATTCCTTAGCACGATTGCGAATCCACAACATTTCTTTCTTCACACCATTTAATATTTTCTCGATGTTCACTTTCTTTTTCTTCTTGAGTGAACCTGTCTTGATTGCTTTCACTTCACCTTTGATAAACGCTTGGCGTTGTTTCTCTTTCTTGTCACTCACTTCTTTCATCGCATCGAAGACTGAAGCGAAAACATTTTTAATGATGGTCATCGATTCAGTTGCGTTGCTTGAGAGAAACGCAATAGCGTCAGCGTTGTCGATAGTTTCAATAACTTTAATTTCGCCTGTGCGTTTTGATTTCTGTTTGGTTTCTGTTGTAATCACACTCTTCAATATATCAGCGGTTGCGGTGCTGATGAGTTTGATTGGTTCAACCGATTGGGTAGGTATGTTTTTCATACACTATTATTATATACGATGTTCCAGATAGGGTGGGAAAGTTTTAGTGACACACCGCAACGCTTGCGATGTGCCACTCGGTTATTTAGTTATTAAAACCTCACTATAAGCGGTGACTTTTTTTGTAAGAATCACTTTAGGTTTCTTATAACTATGTATAACCATATGCTGACTGCTATAACCTCAACTGGGGTCGGCATCTTTGTTTAATGCTTTCCTTATGCGGTCTCTCTCTTCTGGTTTCTCGTGAACTATTAACTCTGTTGAACTTTGTAACTCACGCACAGGCACGATGTTAGCACATCGCTCTGCATAGCG